CCTTTTCTCGATCTTCCAAATTCTTCAGCTTCTTTGCATCTTCCTCAGCTTTTCGCTCTTCGTCCGATAGCTTCGAAAGTCTCTTTTCTTCTTTCTTTGCATCATCAATCTCTTTTTGTCGCTTTTCATCTTCTTCTTTTTGCCAAGCCGCTTTCATTTCAGTAACTTGTTCTTCAGTGTAGGTTTTTACTTCTCCGGAACCGGAATCTCCTTCTTTCCCGGAATCTCCTTGTTGTGCTGCTTCTCCTGTGTCGGTAGCCCCTGTAGTGCCATCACCGTCACCATCTTCTGCAAACAGTTGCAAGTTAATTGGAAATGCACCATATTGTTTTTCTTCCATGTTAAATCCTCCTCTTTTTTTATATTTTAAAAGCCCTTAAAATATCATTTTAAGAGCCTTTGAAACCTATTTTTTGTAATTTAAAAGCACCTTAGAATTCCTCAGGTGCCTCGTCTTCGCCATTATAATATCTAATCCCTGAACACATCATATCTACTACCTCATAACGGGATTTAAACCAAATCCTTGACTTTTCTCCAAAAGGAATGTCATCATCCGCACAAATTTCAAGGTATTCTTTCTCTAATTCAAGAAAATCCGCATCTGTCGCATTACGGTCCGATGTTACTTGATTCACTTTTTTTATAAATTCATCTACTCGATACATAACTTATCCCCTTAATAATTGTAGTATACTATATACTTCCCTCGCCTCTGCAATTGTTAGCATCCTCATTTTTTTCTCAAATTGGTGTGTCAGATAATCTAATCTTTCAGGGACTGGAATTTTTATTAAGTTTACCGCAAAATCTTCTATATTGGAATGAATTTTTAGAATGTCGTTACATTTTTTTAAACCATCAACATATTCTTCATAACCTCCTTCATACAATGCATACCCTTCTTTTTTCGCAATAATTTTTGTCAAAAGTTCTACTGTTCCTTCCTCGATT